TGTTCTCGTGTAGTAGAGGACATGAACCATGAATTAACCGATGTCATGCAAGAGTTTCGCCCTGAACATGAGCGTATGCTCTGGGGTGTGGGGCTTTCAGGTAACGGATTTAAAAAAGTATATGTCGATCCTGCCCTCGATAGACAGGTCTCGATGTATATTCCTGCCGAAGACTTAGTAGTTCCTTATGGTGCTTCCAGTCTAGAACAAGCAGAACGTATTACTCATGTAATGCGTAAGACAGAAAACGAACTTAAACGCCTTCAGTACGAAGGTTTTTATCGTGATATAGATCTGGGAAGTCCAGATAATACTTTAGATGAAATCGAAAAAAAGATTGCTGAGAAGCTTGGCTTTAGAGCCAGCACAGATGATCGTTTTAAAGTATTGGAAATGCACGTTCACCTTGATTTAGAAGGGTTTGAACATACCGATGAAGATGGCGAACCAACAGGAATTGGTTTACCCTATGTTGTCACCATCGAAAAATCAAACGGATCGGTACTTTCTATCCGTAGAAACTGGGATCCAGATGATAAAACACACCAAAAACGGCAGCATTTTGTTCATTATGGGTATATCCCTGGCTTTGGCTTTTACCACTTTGGTCTTATTCATCTTATTGGTGCTTTTGCTAAGTCTGGTACATCCATCCTTCGTCAGCTGGTTGATGCAGGGTCACTATCCAACTTGCCTGGAGGGTTTAAGACTCGTGGTTTGCGAGTTAAAGGTGATGACACCCCGATAGCTCCAGGTGAATTTAGGGATGTAGACGTACCCAGTGGCACGATGAAAGACAACATCATGCCTTTGCCGTACAAAGAACCTAGCCAGACTTTGATGGCGTTGCTCAATCAGATCGTAGAAGAAGGTCGTAGGTTTGCTTCTTCTGGTGATTTAAAAGCCAGCGACATGAGTAGTCAGTCTCCAGTTGGTACAACATTGGCAATCTTGGAGCGTACTCTTAAAGTAATGTCGGCTATTCAAGCCCGTATTCATTACTCAATGAAGCAAGAATTTAAGCTATTAAAGAAGATTATTGCTGACTACGCACCAGAAGATTACAGTTACCAACCCACTAGCGGTAGTAGGTTAGCCCGTAGATCTGACTATGAAATGGTTAATATCATTCCAGTATCAGATCCAAATGCTGCAACCATGAGCCAAAAAGTAGTTCAGTATCAAGCTGCTTTGCAACTGTCTCAAACAGCTCCCCAGCTGTACAACTTGCCTTATTTGCATCGCCAAATGTTAGAAGTTATCGGCATTAAGAACCTTGAAAAATTGGTTCCATTGCCAGAAGACATGAAGCCTACAGACCCAGTAACAGAAAACGTCAACGTCTTAAAGAGCAAACCATTAAAGGCGTTTATTGGTCAAGACCACCAAGCCCATATTCAAATCCATATGTCGGCTATGAATGATCCAAAAATAAAACAAATCATTGGTCAAAACCCACAAGCTCCCATGATGGTCCAAGCAATGCAAGCTCATATTACCGAGCACGTTGGACTGGAATATATGCGACAGATGCAACAACAAATGGGTATCGATATTCCGTATTCAGATGACGATGATCCAGATTTTCATATTAGCCCAGAGCAAGAAATGCAAATTGCTCGTCTGGCTGTCCCAGCTGCACAAAATATCCTGCATCAAAATCAAACTGCGGTGGCTGCACAACAGGCACAACAGGCTGCTCAAGATCCAGTGATTCAAATGCAGATGAAAGAACTCCAGCTAAAAGCCCAAGAAATGAATATGAAAGAGAAGAAAATGCAATTAGATGCATTGGCTAAAGCGGATCAATTGGAAATTGAAAAGTCTCGTATTCAAGCCCAAAAAGGAAATTGCTGGTATGCAAGTAGGAGCTAAGACTGCCAAAGACAAAGCAGACCTTGCAGCCAAACAACAACTGGAAGGCATGAGAATTGGCAACCAAATGGGAACTACTAAAGCCCAATTAAATCAACAAAGCCAATCTGAACGCCTAAGAATCATGGCTGATTTAGCTAAGATACAAGAGCAAGCAAAATACAAAAACCCTTCAAAAAAGGAAACTAAATGAAAGAAAAAATACTAGACCATCTCCTCAAACAGGTAGATGCGAAAGTTAGGGTCTTGGAAGAGTCCCTAGGTACAGGCGAAGCCAAAGACTACGCTGACTACCAAAGAGTGTGCGGAACAATTACAGGTCTATTGTCTGTGCGGATGTACATAACTGACCTTAAAAAGAACTTGGAGAATTTTGATGAGTGAAATACTAATCGGCTCAAACACCGATGATGTGAGTAACGTAACAACCCTGCCTCAAACAGCAGAAGAAAAAGCAAGACAACTACCAGCCCCAAAAGGCTATCGTATGTTAGTAGGTATCCCAGATGCCGAAAAAGCACACGGTGGTGGTTTGATTGAAAAAGCAGATGCTACTTTGCGTATGGAAGAAGTACTTTCTACCGTATTTTTTGTCATTGCAATGGGTCCAGACTGCTACAAAGACGAAAAACGGTTCCCTACTGGTCCTTGGTGCCAAGAAGGTGACTTTATTCTTGCCAGACCAAACACTGGCACACGACTAAAGATTCATGGTCGTGAGTTCCGATTAATCAATGATGATTCTGTCGAGGCTGTAGTTGAAGATCCTCGTGGAATTACTCGTGCCTAAGGAGAATAATCATGGCTGAATTTGAAAAACAAGACTTTTCTTTNCTAGATAGTGACGATGCAACCCCATCAGACGTAGAAATTGAGATTGTTGACGATACTCCAGAAGAAGATCGGGCTAATGCAGCTCCACTTCCTAAAGAAATCGTTGATGAAATCGACAATGATGACTTAGAGGCTTACTCTAAAGAAGCAAAACAACGTCTTTTGCAGATGAAAAAGTTAATTAATGATGAACGTAGGGCTAAAGAAGCTGCTTTACGGGAAAATGAAGAAGCTATTCGTGTTGCAAACACCATTATTAATGAAAACAAAGCGTTAAAAGGTCGTTTATCTAATGGAGAAAGGGTTTATGTCTCTACTGCCAAGGAAAAACTGGCTTCTGATTTAGATCAAGCAAGACGGGCATACAAAGAAGCTTATGATTCTGGAGATGCAGATCGTTTAGTAGAAGCTCAAGAGCGTTTAACTGATGTTAAGTTTAAATCTCAAGAGATGGATCGTTATGTACCACAATATGACGAAAATACTTTACAATCTTCTGAAGTTGAGGTACAAATACCTCAAGAACAGAACCAACCAGTACGTTTGGACTCAAAAACCCAAGCGTGGCTTGACAAAAACAAGTGGTATGGTACTGACGATGACATGAGTTTTCTCGCAATGGGAATTCATAAGAGGCTAGAGCGTGATGGAGTCCCGACAGGCTCCGATCATTACTGGAACTCTATTGATACCGAGATGAGAAAGCGTTTCCCAGAGAAATTTGGGGAAGTAGAAGCCAAACCTTCTGCTACAACTCGAAAAAGCACGGTGGTTGCACCAGCAACGAGGTCAACGTCTTCAAAAAAGATCACATTAAATACCCGTCAAATGGAACTGGCTAAGAAGTTCAAAATTACGCCAGAGCAATATTACAACGAACTAGTTAAAACGGAGTCCCAAAATGGCTAATAACAATCGTACCCCCCGTGAAGTAGAAACAAGACAACAAGAGGTTCGCCCTATGGCGTGGAAACCCCCTGAGTTGTTACCTGAACCAGATAAGCAAGCAGGATTTTCTTATCGTTGGGTTAGGGTTTCGATGCTTAACAATGCTGACCCTCGTAATCTCTCTTCAAAACTGAGAGAAGGCTGGGAACCAGTCAGAGCTGAAGAGCAACCGAAATATGGAATGTTGACCGATCCAGATAGTCGATACAAAGACAATATTGAAATCGGTGGTTTACTGTTATGCAAAATTCCTGAGGAATTTGTAAAGGCAAGGATGGATTATGAGAACAACCAAACCCAAGCAAATGCAGATGCAGTAGACAATAGTTTTATGAGACAAAGTGACACTCGGATGCCTCTCTTCCAAGAGAGAAAATCTACAGTTAGCTTTGGTAAAGGTTCTTAACTTTTTAGGAGATTTATATGGCTTATCCTACTGTATCAGCCCCTTACGGGCTAAAGCCAGTTAACCTGATTGGTGGTCGTGTTTTTGCGGGTTCTACCCGTATGTTTCCGATTACTAACGGTTACAGTACTAGCTTGTTCAACGGTGACGTTGTAGCAATTGGTACTGGTGCAAACATTGGCAACTTAGTATCCTCAACATTAGCTTACAACGCTTCTTCAGCTGTTGCTGGAACAATCGGTGTATTTGCTGGTTGCGAATACTCAACCACTGGTGGTCCAATTTACGGTAAAAACCGCTATCAATTCTGGCAAGCAAGCACTTCAGCTACAGATGCGATTGGTTATGTCGTTGATGATCCTCAAGCAGTTTTCCAAGCAGTTTGCTTGTCTAACCCAGCTGGTACTGGTGGTTCTACAACCATTCAATACCTAAACCCAGCTTTCGTTGGTNCTAATGCTTATTACATTGGTGCTGCTGCTGGTAATACTGGTTCAACAACTACTGGTGACTCTGCTGCTGGTATTGCAATCTCTGCTGCTGCCACAAGCACTTCAGCGATTACACCTNTNACTACATCGGCTCCTTTNCGTATCGTAGGCGTTGTAACTGCTTCAGCTGTTACTGTGACTCAAAATGCTACAACTTCTAGCACTACAGTTACTTTATCTGCTGCTAACACTGCAATCCTCCCAGGTATGGTTATTTCTGGTCCTGGCATCACTGCTGGTTCCAATACCTATGTAACAACTGTAAACGGCACTACTGTAACTATCAACACTGCTGTAACAACTACACAGTCGACAGCTGCACAGTATTCTTTCACTGGCTACCCAGAAGCATTAGTTACTTGGAACTTCGGTTACCATAGTTACTTCAATGCCACTGGTGTTTAATTAAGGAGCATTTAAATGGCTATTTCTCGTGCACAACTACTAAAAGAGCTATTACCTGGATTAAACGCTTTGTTTGGTCTGGAGTATGCTCGTTACGGTGAAGAACATAAAGAGATCTATGAAATCGAGACCTCTGAGCGTTCTTTTGAAGAAGAAACAAAACTGTCAGGATTCTCTGCTGCTCCAGTCAAAAACGAAGGCCAAGCCATCGCTTATGACAACGGACAAGAGGCTTGGACAGCTCGTTACAACCATGAAACTATCGCTTTGGGCTTCAGTTTGACTGAAGAGGCAATCGAAGATAACTTGTATGACTCGTTATCTGGTCGCTACACCAAGGCTTTGGCTCGTGCTATGGCTTACACCAAACAGGTTAAAGCTGCTGCTGTATTGAATAACGGTTTTAACAGCCAATTCACCTATGGTGATGGTCAGCCTTTGTTCTCTACATCACATCCTTTNATTTCTGGTGGTGTTAATGCTAATACACCTTCAACTCCTGCTGACTTGAACGAAACTGCGTTGGAAAACGCTGTTATTCAGATCGCTGGCTGGACTGATGAGCGTGGTTTGCTAATCGCTGCAAAACCTAAGAAATTGATTGTTCCACCAGCACTCCAGTTCGTTGCTACTCGTTTGTTAGAGACTGAACTCCGTGTTGGTACTAACAACAATGACATCAATGCAATCAAAAACAATGGTTCCGTTCCAGAAGGTTACACAATTAACCATTTCTTGACCGCTACTAATGCTTGGTTCTTGACCACTGATGTTCCTAACGGTTTGAAGATGTTCGTAAGAACACCTTTACAGAACTCTATGGATGGTGACTTCGATACTGGTAACGTACGTTACAAGTCTCGTGAGCGTTATTCATTTGGTGTTTCTGACCCATTAGGTGTTTATGCTTCGTACTAAACTCTCGTGAGGAGTTTTAATCCCCAGCCTAAAAAACTGGGGATTTTTTTTGTAAAAAGATTGCACAAACATTAAAAAGTAGTAAACTTAATATATCTGGGTATTTCACTTATGCCACCACTGCCCCAGCAGACGATGCAAAGATCGGCATAAGTACTTTTGCATAAGGAGCCTATTATGGGTCGTAGTACATTTGAAGGACCAGTTCTCTCTGGTGACAATCGTTTTGGTCCACAACGTGACGTTGGATACACTCTTTTAACTCAAACAGCAGTCTTAGACTTTGCTGTTACAAACGCTAATACTGCTAACTACGGTGGTGGTAATAAAGTATTTGTTGCTTCAAACAATATTCCTAACAGTGTTGCTACGCTTTGGGCACCACAATCTGGTGTTTATAGTACTAGCGGTCCTTCAGCAGGAACAACTCCTACAGCGGATACTTCTGGAACTATTTATCGTGGCGTATCATTTTTGATCCCACAACCATCAAGTATTACTGACATTATTGTTGATGTAGGTACATTGCCTACAGACGGAACAGTAACAGCGAACTCAATTCAGCCATACGTTTCTAACCAGTTTGCAACTACAACTGGCGTTTACGCAACAATGGCTGCAATTACTTCAGCTACTCGTGGTACTGCAACATTTGTTGGAACACAGTTGCCATATGCTTCTGCAACATTGCAAGACGTACAAAACTTGCAACCTGGCACTCAACCAACTTGGTTCTCTCAAATTGTTGTTACATTAAAGATTACAAACACTAGCTTGGTTGCTCCAACATCAGGTCAAATTAAAGTGATTTTGAAATACGTTCAGGCAGATACAAATATTGGTAATGGAACAACATACCCATACGGTAACTTTGATTAATAACTCAATAGGGGGTTAATAGCCCCCTTTTTTAAAATCTAAGGAGCTAATATGGCGTGGGACTTACTAAATTTCTTTGCACCCCTTAATCAACAGGGTACAAATGCACAAACGGGTGCTATGGGAGTTCAAACCCCAAGTACTCCTTGGACTGGTATTGATGGTGCAGCACAATTTGTAGCACCTCAACGTCTGCGTGACGTTGTTGGTAAACTCAAAGTTTCTCAATCGCAAAACATTTATGATGCCGACTTTGAATATGGCACTCAGCCATTGCGTTGGGAACAAATTATTCAAAACGTCTCTGGACAAGCTTATATTATTCAAAACCCAGGTCTAGGTGGCGTTCAAATGAACATTGGTGGTGGTAACACCCCAGGCGATATTACAATTCGTCAATCACGCCCATATAACCGTTACCAGCCAGGTAAAACAATGTATATGGCTTCTAACGTGAACTTTGGTTCTTCTGTTAGTGGACAAACACAACGTGTTGGTATTTTTGATGATTCCAACGGCATATTTTTGATGCAAACTGGACCATCTGGTGGTGCATTAAACCCATACGCAATGAACGCAGTTATTCGTTCTGATGCTGGTGGCTTGCCTGTAGATCAAGTTATTCCAATGGATCAATGGAATGGCAATAAAGCTTTAATTTACTCAATCGACTGGACTAAAGTTCAGATGATTTGGATGGAATATGCTTGGTATGGTGCTGGTGCTCTTCGTTGGGGTGTAACAATTAACGGGGAACCTTGGGTTCTTCACCAAATTGGTGTAGCTAATGCTGTAGTAAACGGTGTTAAGCAAATTCAACCTTGGAGCCGTACTGGTAACTTGCCTGTTCGCTATGAACAGCGTGATAATGGTAGTTCCGCTGCTTCTTTAATGACTCACTATGGTGTTTCAGTATTAATTGAAGGTGGTCGTGACGGTCAACGTGGATTTACCTATTCATATGGTAATGATGCAAAAACACCTAGTAGAAATCCAACAACTGCTGTTACTCGTTACCCATTGATGTCTTTCCGTATGAGAACTATGGGAGCTGACATTTTTGACCAAACCAATGCGGCAGCTACAGGTGGATCACCACAGACCTTAACCATTAGTGCTGCAACTCCAGCTATTAGTTCTGTAGTTGGTCAAACTAATGGCGGTCAAGCATTAGTTACCTTTGCTTCTGCTCATGGTTATGCAGTCACTAACCCAGCATTAGCAAATAATCCATCTCAATATATTACTTTAAGTTCATTTACTGAAGTAGCTACTATTCTTTCTGGTAACTATGCTTTTTCTGGAACTACAAGCCCAATATTAACCGTAACTACAGCTGTGGCTACTGGTGCTTTGCAAATTGGTCAAACATTGTCTGGCACAGGTATTGTTGGAACTCCAACGATTACTTCTCAGTTAACAGCTACTAGTGCTGCGGTAGGGTCACAAGCTTTTTCTAGTGGCGGTGCAATAGGATCTAGCATAGTTGTTCTTGCTGCTGGAACTTCATTTGCCGTAGGTCAATTATTTGCTGGTACTGGTGTTCCGTCAGCTACTTATATTACTGCGGTTAATGGTGCAACTATTACCATTAATAAAGCATTTACAGTTCAAGCTGCTGGTACATATACATCTTATGCTCCAGGTGGTTTAGGTACTTATTCCATAAGTGCTGCTCAAAGTGGCGTTACAGGTACATTAACAGCAACAACAACCTACGCAGCTCAAACTTGGTTGATTCAGTCTGTTCCTACAACAACCACTATGATTTTGCCAATTCAATTGGTAAATGGTGCAACATTGACTTCTACTCCAACAGCAACATATTGGGGTGTAAATCAATGGGTAGGTAAGTCTGTTTTTTACCAAGCTAGTTTGCCAGCAATTAGTGCAATTTCTGCACCATCAAGTTCAACAATTGCTGGTTTAACCCAGTATTCATCTACTATTACCTTTGCTTCTGCTCATGGTTTAAAACAAGGCGATGTAATTACAATTACTGGTTCAACTCCAGCTGCAATGAATGGTATTTTTGCAGTTAATATTCCTGCTGCAAACCCAACAACTGTAATTGGCGTTACATGGGGCAACGTAACCCCTGGTTCTTACACATCTGGTGCTGTTGCAACGGCACCATACACAGCCCGTATTACTTCCAATACAACCAGTGCGTTAACTTTTGGTGATGTTGTAACTGGATTACCAATGCCTAATTCTCCCGCATCTGCAAATAGTTATCAGATTGGTTTGATTGATCGTGGTCAATTATTGCCTACAACATTGCTGTTGAACTCTAATCAAACTTGTTTAGTTGAATTAATTGCTTCTACCCCAACAAATGAAGTTTCTTTGACAGGTGCATCTTTTGTTGCTTTAAGTACTTTAGGTTCATATAACTCATTTGCAGAACAAGATTTAAGTGCTACTGTAATGTCTGGTGGTGAAGTAGTTTATGCATTTTCAACACCTCCAAATGGTTTGCAACAATTAGATTTGTCTACTTTCTTCCCTGTTGTAACTAACATTAGAGGAAACATACCTGACATTTTAACAGTTGCTGTAACTTGTCAAAACGCTGGTGGAGTTACGATTCAAACTAACATCATTTGTCAGGAAGCAATGTCATAACATGGCTACCAAAAAAGCTCCTTCTCTAGCTATAGGTCGTGGTGAAAAGTTACCAGTCTCGAAAGGGGCTGGTCTTACTGCCAAAGGTCGTGCTAAATACAATAAGGCTACTGGGTCTAATTTAAAAGCTCCACAACCTGAAGGTGGTGCTCGTAAAAAGTCTTTTTGTGCCCGTATGTCTGGTGTAAAAGGTCCAATGAAAGATGAAAATGGCAAGCCAACTCGTAAAGCTGCCAGTTTAGCTAGGTGGAAATGTTGAACATGGAATTGACTATTTGGAACATTTTGCTATCCGCAGCACTGGCTGTAATTGGGTACGTTTTAAAAGATAAATCAGACGAATTAAAACGGATTGACATACTTTTAAACAAAACTCGTGAGGAAATAGCTAAAGAATATGTAACTAAAGTGGATGTTCATTTAGATATTAATCGTGTTTTAGATCGTTTAGATCGCATGGAACAAAAACTTGATACAGTTATCAAGGAGAACAGAAATCATGCCTAGTAAATCTAAAAAGCAGCATAATTTTATGGAAGCAATTGCTCATAACAAAGCTTTTGCTAAAAAGGTAGGAGTTCCTCAATCAGTAGGTGAGGATTTTGCAAAAGCCGATAAAGGCAAAACATTTAAAAAAGGTGGAATTAACATGGCAACGAAAAAGAAAGTAAACCCAGCAATGGCAATGATGGCTGCTCGTGCCATGCAAGAGCCACAAGCTCCTTCAGCTCCAATGGCTCCAGCTGCTCCAATGGCTGCTCCAGGTGGCATGAAAAAAGGTGGCAAAACTAAAAAGATGGCTTCTGGTGGTATGGGTCCACGCAATATGTCTCAAGACGTTGAAGCAGGATCTAACAAGCATGGTAAATTTGGCGAGTCTAAGTTGCAAAAACGTGGTCACACAGAAGCTCATCAAGTTAAAATGGCTGGAAATACAATTGGTACAGGAAAAGCTAAAAAAATGGCTTCTGGTGGATCAACATCTAGCCGTGCTGATGGTATTGCTCAACGTGGTCGCACTAAAACCAAATATTGTTAATTAGGAGAAACATATGAAAAACGGAATGGTTAAAGAATCAATGGAGCCAATTTTAGGTCCAAACATGGTTCGTTACGATGCTTTTTTGTCTGAGCATGAAACTGATACTCATAAACATCAAAAGAATGAATTAAAAAAACATTCTGCTGGTCACGCACATCACATGGATCATGTTGAAAAAATGTGTGGTGGCGGTAAGGCTTAATAATGAGAGCCAGTCGTGGTATGGGTGATATTAACCCTTCCAAGATGCCAAAAAAAAAGATTATCCAAAGAAAAGATAATCCTGATGCTGTTGAGTTTTATGCAAAAGGCGGTCAAGTTTGGGATAAGCCAAGACCAAAAAGTTTAGGAAAACCTAAGCATTTAAGTTCTGCTAAAAAGTCTTCAGCTAAAGCAATGGCAAAGGCTGCTGGTAGACCTTATCCTAACTTAATAGATAACATGAGAGCAGCGAGGAAAAAGTAATGGCTACTAAAAATTGGATTTCTGGTGTAATTAAAAAGCCAGGTGCATTGCGTAAAGAATTGCACGTTAAAGAAGGACAAAAAATTCCTGCCAAAAAACTTGCAGCAGCTGCTAAAAAGCCTGGCAAAATTGGGCAACGTGCTCGTCTTGCTGAAACTTTAAAAAAGATGAAGTAAAAAATGGCAACTTCTGGGACATCCGTATTTGACCTAACGATGAATGACCTCATAGAAGAGGCATTTGAACGGTGCGGTGTCGAACTCAGAACTGGCTATGACTTTAGAACAGCAAGGCGTTCTTTAAACATTCTTACTGTTGAATGGGCTAATAGGGGAATTAACCTTTGGACTATTGAAGAAGGTCAAATTCCTATGGTTACAGGGCAAAGTACTTACCCTATGCCAATAGATACCATTGACCTTTTAAGCCAAGTTATTCGTACTGGCACACTTCAGAATCAAATTGATATCAATATTAGCCGTATTTCTGAAGATACTTATTCAACTTTGCCTAATAAATTGGCTCAAGGAAGACCTATACAAGTATGGATTAACCGTCAATCTGGACAAACCAACTTAACAAATTATCAATTAGTTGGAAATGGTTCTAACGGTAATGGCGGTATTTCAGCTACTGACACCACTATTCAGTTAAATCTATCTGATATGACTGGATTGGCTGCTACTGGGTACATTCAAATAGGTAGTGAGATTATTTACTACCCAAATGTCTCTACAACAGCCCCACAGTTATTAAATTGTGCTCGTGGTCAGAATGGTACTACTGCATCAGGTCATGCTTACCAAGCCCCTATTAGCGTGGTTAATTTGCCTTGTATTAACGTATGGCCCACACCAAACTCCCCAGGTAGTCAATATACATTTGTTTATTGGCGTATGCGTAGAATTCAAGATGCTGGCACTGGTATTAATACTAATGACATTCCTTTCCGTTTTATTCCAGCTTTAGTTTCTGGATTGGCTTTCTATTTAGCATCAAAAATTCCAAACGTAGATCCTAATCGTATTCCAATGCTTAAAGCAGACTATATGGAACAGTGGACATTAGCTTCTGAAGAAGACAGGGAAAAGGCATCAATTCGTTTTGTGCCTAGAATGGGATTCTATGGTGGGGCAGGAAGATAATGCCTAATAAATATGCCTCTGGCAAATGGGCAATAGCCCAGTGTGATCGTTGTGGTTTTAGATATATGCTCAAGGAATTAAAAAAAGAGATTATCAAAACTAAGCTGTATAACATTAAAGTATGTCCTGAGTGCTGGGATCCAGATCAACCACAGTTAAGTTTGGGTTTATACCCTGTGAATGATCCACAAGCAGTACGGGAGCCACGCCCAGATGTTAGTTATGAAGTTGGTGGAACTTATGGATTAATGACTAACCCATATGATCCAAATGTGTTTAACACTGATAATCAGGGTTATTCAACAGATGGTAGTAGGCAGATTCAATGGGGATGGAACCCAGTGGGTGGTGCAAGTTATTTTGATAGTTATTTAACTCCAAATGCCTTGCTTCCAGTTATAACAATAGGTACAGTAACTATTTCAACTACTTAGGAGTGATAAAATGGCAAAGATGGATAAAGAATCTAAATCAGAATCAAAAAAAGAAATGGCAATGGACAAGAAACAAGACGTTGCTATGATTAAAAAAGCTTTTAAAGAGCACGATAAGCAAGAGCATAAAGGCGGTAAAGGCACAAAACTTACCCTTAAAAAGGGTGGTGTAACCTCTTCTTCAATGAAGGCTGTTGGTCGTAATATGGCTCGTGCTAATAACCAAAGAGGTCGATAACATGGCAATCGCAAAAAATGTAAAGCCAACCACTAAGAATAGCCCAGCTGTTCAAACTGGTCATGCTCGTAATAACAAGCCAGCTGTTGATTATGCTCCCCCACATACCATGCAAGGTAAGAAAATTACTGGCAATGANGTAATGGAAAGAGGCGAATATGCTACTTCTAAAGCTGGTAAAGATGTAGATATTAAAGATCCGTTGCCAAATGGCGTAAGTTACGGAACAGCAAAAGAGAAAACATCAGGCATTGAAATGCGTGGTGCTGGTGCAGCAACTAAAGGGCGTATGTCCAGAGGACCAATGGCATGAGTTTAGATCCACAATTACCAATTAAGCTAGATGTAACTTTGAATGAAGTTGAAGGCATATTGGCTGGATTAGGAGAACTACCTACAAAAACTGGTGCATTTGGCATTTTGCTTAAAATTAAAGCACAAGTTGATGCACAGTTACCTAAAGAAGCTCCAGTTGAAAAACCAATTGAAGAACCCGTACAGGTACAGTAATGAACTACGAAGAGTTATACAACACAATTCAGTCATACGCAGAAAACACTGAATCATTGTTTGTAGCAAATATTGCTGTTTTTGTGCAGCAAGCTGAAGATCGTATTTATAACTCTGTTCAACTGCCTTCTTTGCGTAAAAATGTTACTGGCACACTTACCTCTGGTAATCAATACATTTCATTGCCTGATGACTGGCTTTCAAACTATTCGTTAGCGGTAATTGACTCAAACAATAATTATGTTTATCTTTTAAACAAAGATGTTAACTATTTAAGAGAAGCCTATCCAACAGTAGTAAGCAATGGAACTACTTACCAAGGAACTCCACAAGGAGTGCCAGCTTACTATGCTTTGTTTGGATCCCAACTATCTAATGTTAATGAGTTAACTTTAATGGTTGCTCCTACGCCAGATGCTAATTACACAGTAGAAATGCACTATTTCTATTACCCACCTACTATTGTTCAAGGTCAAATTACTACTGTTGGATCATTAGTAGCAGGATCTTTATACACTAATGGCGTATACCAAAACGTGCCACTAAGTGGAGGTTCAGGTGCTAATGCTTCGGCTGATATTGTTATTACTGGAGGTGTTGTTACCTCTTGTACTATTAAGTTTGGTGGTAATTTTTATATTGTAGGTGATGTTTTAACTTGTTCTTCACTAGGACCTACTGGAACAGGATTTCAAGTAAGCGTTTCTGGCATATCAAATGCTACTGGTCGTAGTTGGGTTGGTGATAATTACCCTCCTGTTGTGCTTTATGGTGCTATGCGTGAAGCCATGATTTTTATGAAGGGCGAGCAAGATATGATTACTTACTATCAAAAAATGTATGAAGAAGCTATGGTACAGCTTAATCGTCTTGGAACTGGTCTTGAACGTGGTGATGCTTATCGTAATGGTCAAGCTCGTATTATGGTGAAACAATAATGTCTATTGTTCAGGGAGCTTGCACAGTATTTGCTCAAAACCTATTAAATGGTAATGAGAACTTTACATCTGGCAATTATTACATTGCTTTGTACAATGCCAATGCAAACTTAAATCCTTCCACGTTAGTCTACACAACAGTTAACGAAGTTACTGGAACAGGTTATACAGCTGGTGGACAACCATTGGTTATTTCCCAAGTTCCAACAACAAACCAGCAATACAATACGGCTTATATGTCATTTGCTAACGCAATATGGAATCCTGCTTCCTTTACTTGTAGAGGTGCTTTAGTCTACAATTACATAACAAAAGCAGCGTGTTTTGTACTAAATTTTGGGTCTGATAAAGCTTGTAATAGTACTTTTACAGTTCAATTCCCAGCAGCGACTTATTCGTCTGCTATTTTAACAATTAGTAGCTACACAGCTGCTAATGTAGTAAGTTCTGGCGACTAAGGAGCAATTATGCATAAAGAATTTGGAAGTTGTGGCGATAATGCCGTAGCAACATTACAAGCTAATGTGACTATTCCAGAAGGAATGGGAATTGAAGGTTATTGGAAAGCTGAGTGCCGTGATGCACAAGGTAATCTTAAATGGGTAGAAGAGTTTCCTAATTTAGTTGTTCAGGGCGGTAAAGAGTTAATGCTCAATACATTGCTACGCACTTCAAGTACTTATACTACTGTAGGACCATTTTTGGGTTTAACCAAGGTTAGTTTGACACCAGTAGCTACTGACACAATGACTACGTTGGTTACTACAAATGCAGCTGAATTTATTAACTATACAGTTGGCGGTTCAGCAGTTCGTGGCACAGCAGTATTTGCAGCTGCAACATCGACTGGAGCTACGCCATCTAACGTAACATCATGTACTGCTGCTGCAATTACTTACACTATTACTGGTGCTGGTGGTACTGTATATGGTTGTTTTTTAGTTACTGGTACAGGTGCAGTAAATACCCAAAGCTCAACAGCAGGAACTTTGTACTCAGAAGGTAACTTCTCTGTTGCAAAAGCTACTACTGCTGGCGATACTGTTTCTGTGACTTACAGTACAACTGCTACAAGTTAAGGAGTCTTAAATGGCTCTAGTTGTTGCAGATAGAATACAAGAGACTGGAACCGTAGCCACTGGCACGGGTTCAGTTAATCTTGCTGGTGCAACTTCAGGATATAAGTCATTTGTCACTGGTATTGGCTCTACCAATACTACTTATTACTGCATCCTTGATCCTACTGCTTATAACTGGGAAGTAGGTATTGGCACAGTTACTTCTGGAAGCCCAAATACTCTTAGCCGTACAACTGTTCTTTCAAATTCGTTAAATACAACGGCTTTAATTAGCTTTAGCACAACCAATACATTAACTGTATTTTGTACTTACCCATCTGAAAAGTCAGTTAATTTAGATTCTATAAATACAGCAACTGTTCCCCAGCTGGCTACAAACTCAACTACAAATACAACTCCTACATTATCTTTTAATGGTTCTAATTCTAATTTTGCTGGCGGTGCTACTGTTTCAGGTTCTTACCTTCAAAATTTGTTGCAAAACAAATCAGGTACGGCTGGTGCATCTACAAACTATGTATTGAGTAATGATCTAGGTACAGACTCTACTTATTACGGTGAGTTTGGTATGAACTCCTCTGTATTTAGTGCAAGTACACCTTCTGATTTCTTTAGCATCAATAATGCAGTTTATTTTTCTGGACATGATGGTGATGTTGTTGTTGGCTCTGGAAATGGTTTTAAAACCTATTTAGCTTGGGGAACTACAGGTCAATCAGCCCACGTTATTAATGCTTCAGGTGCTATTGGTCTTTCTACAAATTTGGGAACAACCCCTGCACTTAGTGGTACAACTGGATTTGGAACAGCAGGATCAGTATTAACTTCAGCTGGCTCTGGAGCTGCACCTACATGGTCTGCAAGTATTCCAGCCGATCAAGCGTACTTTTTATCTTTTATGATGGGCTAATATGGCAACTTATACCAATACCTCTTATGTAGCCAAGAACGTAGGTACATCGGCTTCTACATTAACTACTGTGGCTAGTTCTACAACTGCTGCTATTGCAAGCTTAATTGTTTCAAATACAACGACTTCACCAATTACTACCAGCGTTTACTTTACCCGTTCTGCCGTAGACTACTATTTGGTGTATCAGGCTACTGTTCCTGTCGGTGGTTCTTTAGAGTGCATCCAAGGAAACCGAGTTGTATTGATTGCTTCTGACATACTTAAAGTAGTCAACGGTACAGCTTCTTCTGGCGATTGTGTAGCTTCTGTCCTATTGGCGGCATAACATGGCTTATTTAGGCAACAATTTAACAATTCAGCAGTATGCACCCCAGATAGCGTATTTTTCTGGTAATGGTTCTACTACTGTTTTTACTTTGCCTCAAGCGGTTGTATCAACTGCACAAATTCTTGTTTTTGTTGCCAACGTACCTCAAAATCCATTTACTGCGTTTAGTGTATCTGGCACAACTTTAACATTTACATCTGCTCCATTAACTGGATCAAACAATATTTGGGTTGAATACACCAGTTTACAAACAAACACCGTTACTATAAGCCCAGGTTCTACAATTAGTACGCCTACTTTAGTTTCTCCAGCAGTTACTAACAATTTAACTTTTGGAACTTCTAATGCTGGATCTGTATTTAATAATTCTTCTGCTTTAATTAATAGCACGTTGAATGATTATGAAACAGGTTCTTGGACACCAACTATTACATCTCTTAGTGGAACAATTACTTCTTATACATCTTCAGGTAATTATGTAAAAGTTGGAAAGTTAGTAATGCTTCAATTTAATGTTAATGTTACTAATGCTGGTAGTGCTGGTGGCGTAATGATTGTTACTAGTTTGCCTTTTCAATCAGGTGGTGTAAATGCAAGTGCTGGGGTAATGAGAGAAAATGCTGTAACTGGTATATCTGGCGGATTGGTTTTTGCAAATTCTACTACTCTTTATGGTGCAAAATATGATGGTGGTAATCCTACAGTTACAGGATATACCTGGGCTAATCAAATATCATATCAAGGAACATTCTAATGTTAGTTTTTACTATAAACAACACAGGTTTAAATTAAACTTAAATATGAAAATTGCAATATGATTAATTTAACTGAAGCAATTTATCAGCTTTATCCACAGGTAACTAATACCAGTGGAGCAATTGCCTATGATGCTGATGGCAATGAAGTTATTTATGATTTAACTGCGGTTACTGAACAAGCTCAAAAAACAGAATGTAAATATCAAGCTTCTAAACTGTTATATGCAACAGATTGGACTACTATTCCTGATGTATCTAATCCTGCAAACAATCCATATTTGTTAAATGCTTCTGCATTTGTTGCCTACAGGAATACTCTTCGTGGTTTAGCTGTTAACCCAGTAATAGACCCAGTATTTCCTGATGCACCTTTACCAGTATGGAGTAAATAATGGCTATTTCAATAATAGACTCAACTTCACAGGGTGGCGTACCTTGTTTTAGTGCATATGCTAATGCAGCTCAAACAGTAGCTGCTGCTACATCAGTATTGGGTGTTTTTGATATTAAAAATTTTGATACAGCAACAAAATTTAATAATACTGGTTCAACAGTAGGCGGTATTCCAGCGTATGCTTTTTTACCTAATATAGCTGGTTATTATCAGGTTAATGCAACTTGGGGATTGACGGTTGGTGGTGCTACAGGAGCGTATGAAGTAAATGTGTTTATATATAAAAATGGTTCTAGAACAGCAACAGGTTCAACTGGTGCTTCTAGTGCTGCTGCTTACCCAATATCTACTGGTTCAACTCTGCTGTATTTAAATGGTTCTACTGATTACATACAATTGTATTTATATAATCCAAATGCTTCTTCTCAACCAGGAACAAATGGCGTAGATTTATCAAATTTTAGTGCTTGTTTTGTGAGGTCTGCATAATGCCATATATCGGTCAAGCTCCAACACAAGTAGCTTTTGTAACTGATACTTTTTCAGGCAATAGTTCTACTGTTGCGTTCACAATGAGCGTAGCACCAGCCAATACAGCTGCCGTTCTTGTGGCGGTTTCTGGTGTTTTGCAAGACCCAAGCACATATAGTGTATCAGGTTTAACCCTAACATTTTCAGCAGCACCTCCAACTGGAACAGGTAACATTTCTGCCCGTTACCTTGGTATTCCAGCTTCTAATATAACTACTACAGCTTATCGAACAGTAACAGAGTTTACTGCTACGGCAGGACAGACTACATTTACTCCTCCAAGCTATACAGCTGGATTTATTAATGTTTATCGTAATGGCGTATTACTAGGATCTGCCGATTACACAGCAACTAACGGAACTACTGTTGTTCTTACTACGGGTGCTACGTCTGGTGATTTGGTTACTGTAGAAAGCTTTTTAGTAAGCTCAGTTCTTAATGCTATCCCAGCGACTACAGGTAGTGTTGGTACAACTTATTTAGCTAACAACTCGGTTACGGCTGCTAAGATGGCTGCTGCTGGTGCATGGGGTCCAACTGGTACAGTGCTTCAGGTTGTTAATGCTACATATGGAACTGAAACAAGTAGTTCTACAAACACTCTAATAGCTACTGGATTAACAGCTTCAATCACTCCGCAGTTTTCTACTAGCAAAATTCTTGTTGTTGCCAATTTAAGCGGTGTAGGACATACAACTGCCAACACCTCTGTTCAATCATATTTAAGAAGAAATACTACCAATTTGTATCTTATGTCTTTAATTGCTTCTGCTGCGGATGGTGTTACTGCTCAAACTGTTGATGTTGGTTCACTTTCTACTACTTATTTAGATTCTCCAGCCACTACATCTTCAACATCTTATAACTGTACTTTTTGTAGTCAGCAAAATAACGCTATTGTTTATGTTCAAAGATATGGTGCAACATCGTCTATTACTCTTATGGAGATTGCAGGATGACAACAGCTAATAACCTTGCTGCTTTAGGTAATTCTCCAGTATTTAGTGCTTATAACAATAATTCTCAAACTTTTGCATCTAATACTTATGCTCAAATTCAGCCTAATATAAAAGATTTTGATACAAATACTTGTTTTAATAATACAAATGCAACGGTGACTCTTAATGGTTTATCTGTTCCTGCATGGTCATTTTGTCCAAATGCTGCTGGGTATTATCAAGTAATTACTTCCATTGCTATGAGTGCTGTTACAGGAGTTATTTTTGGAGCAATTTACAAAAATGGTTCTGTATATGCAAATAATGGAACTTTAGGTGGTGTTTATGCAGGACAAGGCCCAGGAATGTTAGTTTCAGCTATTGTTTATTTAAATGGTACTGGGGATTATGTAAGTTTTTATGCCTATCATACAAATGCAACTAGCACTACATCGCAAAATAATACTGGCTCTAAGTGTCAGGCATATTTAGTAAGGGGGGCATAATGGCACTAACTACTGTACAAAGCGGAATGATTGCTAGTGGTATACCAACTTTTAGCTACTACCAAAGTGTTGCCCAAGCAGTAACATCTTCACCAACAAAAATTACCTTTACTTCTAGTGAATGGGATACTACTGGTGGTATGTTTTCTTCTAGTAGATTTACTCCTACGGTTGCTGGTTACTATCAAATTAATGCGTGTGTGGCTGTTCAAACAACCGCTACCAGTCTTCATATTGGTGTTTACAAAAACGGCACTTTGTATAAATGGAGTGGGCAACAATCAAATTCAACTAGATATGCAGAAAATACAAGCGTTTTGGTTTATTGCAACGGCTCAACAGATTATATTGAAATTTATGCAACTTTTAACGATTCTCAAAATACGCAAGCGTTTCAAACAAGTTGTTATTTCCAAGGCTGCTTATTAAGGTCTGCTAACTAATGTTCGGATACGCTGCCTTTGCCCAACCAACCTTTGCTGGCTTAGGTAGCAATGCGTATAACCTTGCGTTGACTGAAAACGTCAATATGGCAGATTCTAGTACTCAGATCAGTGCATTTTTAGATTCTATTACCGAAGCCACAGTAACTATGGGAGATGTATCAAGTTTTCAAGGTACATTTTTTGAGGGTATTGTTGAAAACATGGCTTTATTAGATAGTTCAACCGTTACAGCCCAGTTTAAATCAGATATTTCAGAAGCAACAACACTTGCAGATGTAATAACTATAGCTGCTCAATTTAAATCATCAATTACTGAAAACTTTGTATCAGAAATGTCATCTACGATCATTTCATTGTTCTTTTTATCAATAATTGAAAACATAAACTCTGCAAATTCTCAAACCATTACAGCTCAGTTTGCTTCTTCTATTGCCGAAAACGTCAATATGGCTGATACACCAACAATAACTGCTCAATTTAAAGCAGCTATTATTGAAAATTTGTATATGTTAGATAGTCAATTTGTTACTGGTTGGATTAAAATTAATGATAATCAAAGCACTACTTGGAATAATATAAACAATTCTGAATCAACAACTTGGAATCAAGTTAGCAATGACCAGTCCCCTGGGTGGACTAACGTAAACAATAACCAATAGGACTTACTATGGCATCTACATACTCAACTAGTTTAAAAATCCAGCTAATGGGTAATGGAGAGGACTCTGGTACTTGGGGTTCTATTACCAATACTAATTGGAATTTAATAGAACAAGCTGTTTCTGGTGTTCAGTCAATTACTATGGCTAATGCTAACTACACGCTTTCAAACCTTAATGGGGTATCAGACGAAGCCCGTAACATGGTTATAGTAGCTACTGGTACAAACTCTGCTATTTACCAAATTATTGCTCCATTAGTTCCTAAGTTTTTTGTAGTTACAAATAGTACTACTGGTGGCTATGCAATTACTATAGGTGGAGTTACAGGGTCAATTATTACTGTTCCTAATGGAACTACTGTTCAAGTCTATTGCGATGGCACAAACTTTTATTCTGCTCAAACTTCTTCAGCTGGCGATTTTAATATTAATGGAAATTTAGTAGTTTCTGGCAATGAAACCCTAGGTGGAAATTTCACTATGTCAGGAACTAGCAAAAAGATTATTGCTGACTTTACAAGTTCTACAAGGGTAGTTGTTCAGACTGGAACAACTAACCAAGAATCAGCATTAACCATTATTCCAAACGGATCATCAACTATATCTAGTTTATCTTGTACAAATGCAGCAGATTTTAATAATTCAAGTTCAGCCATACTAAGAGTAGATACAACTTCAGCTCAACTTTATTCTCACAAAACTGGTACTGGAACGTATTTGCCATTGGATATTTATACCAACGGTTTAATACAAATGCGTATTACCACTGCTGGTGGTATATCTTTTGGCTCTAGTGGAACTAATTACGGTACATCTGGACAGGTATTAACTTCTCAAGGTAATGCTTCTCCTATATGGAGTAATGCATTTCCTTCTGGCGGTATTATTATGTGGTCTGGTTCTATTGCATCCATACCTAGTGGCTGGTACTTATGTAACGGTGCTAATGGCACTCCTAATTTAATTGATCGTTTCGTAATTGCAGCTGGTAACGTATACGCAGTAGGAGCTACAGGAGGCTCTACAACAGGAAGTTTGATTACTGCTAATTTACCTAGCCATACTCATACATTCAGTGCAACTACTGGTTACATGAATTCAAATGTAACCCATAGTCACGGTGTTAATGATCCAGGTCATAGCCATGCAACTAACTATGATTATGTTTCTAATAACCCCAATCCACCATTTGATTCTAATGCTTCAGGATCACCGTTTAACAGATTTGTTAATGGAACGCAAGCAGCATCTACAGGTATTTCTATTCAATCTGCCAACATTGACCACACTCACTTTTTATCTGGAACAACAGATGGCACAGGTTCTGGATCTGGATTTAGCATCCTTAACCCATACTATGCACTAGCATTTATTATGAAGGCTTAATATGATTTACTTCATATACCTTCTCATAGTTCCTGTATCACTGTTACTGACTTTAGTAGCGGTGATTATTGCACCAGTATTGCCAGTGTTTAGACAGAACGCATACGGCTGGTGTGACAACCACAGCTACGAGGATTTTGGTCCACGCCTACCTACATGGCTTAACTGGTTTATGACACCAGACAATGACCTATATGGTGATGCTACATTCCAAAGTATCAACGGCAAAAACTACTGGTCTATGGTTAAGTGGCTCTGGCGTAACCCTGCTTACTCATTTGCATTACGTTATTTAGAATTACCATACATTACTTCTGTAATTGGTGATCCTACTATTAAGGATAATGACAATGCAAAAGAAGGCTGGTGCTTGGTTCATGCTAATGGACTCTTTCAGTTCACTTGCGTTAAAAGAATTTTTTCTAGCTCTCGGTGTATTTATGTTAATTTGGGCTGGAATATTAGGGCTTTGGTGGATCCTAACGTCAATCCTAAACCTGACCCGTACCAAGCCACGTTTGTCTTCTCGCCAAGAATAAGCGGATTTAGATAAAGGATATTTTATGGAATGGTTAAAACAAATTGCACCCACTATTGCTACCTGTCTTGGTGGTCCTCTGGCAGGACTGGCTGTTAGTGCTATATCTAAAGCCTTGGATATTGCACCCGATGATGTCCAAAACGTCATTGATAGCGGTAAATTATCAGCTGACCAAATAGCCCAGATTAAAGTAGCCGAGCTAGGACTACAAAAATCAGCTCAAGAGTTGGGATTAAATTTTGAGGAATTGGCTGTTGAAGACCGTAAAAGTGCTCGTGATATGCAGTCTATTACCAAATCTAGCGTTCCTGCAATTCTTTCATATGGAATTACAGTGGGGTTCTTTGGCATTTTGACTTGCCTTTTATTGGGATATGCACAAGAAAACAACCAACCTTTGCTAGTAATGTTGGGTTCACTTGGCACTGCTTGGATATGCGTAGTGTCATTTTGGTTTGGCTCGACTAATGGTAGCCAGAAAAAAGACCAAATGCTTTTTAATTCAACACCATCAAAATGAAAGATAACTTTCAAAAATCTTTAGACCTCGTTTTAAAAAGCGAAGGGCTATGGTCAGATAATCCAGCTGATCCAGGGGGAGCCACAATGAAAGGGATTACCCTAACTACTTATCGTGAGTGGAAACGTAACCCTTACATTACTAAAGAACAACTTAAAGCTATTTCTGATGCTGATGTGCAAGCTTTGTATAAACAGAACTACTGGGATAAAATACAAGGCGATAGCCTTCCTTCTGGCGTAGATTATGCAGTATTTGATTGTGCTGTAAACATGGGTGTTGGAAGAGCTTCAAAATTAATCCAAGAAGCAGCTGGTGTAAAAGCTGATGGGGTAATCGGTCAACAAACCCTTGCTGCAATAAAAGCTGTTAATCCTCAAGAATTGATTGATAAGTTTAGTCAATTGAA